AATGATCCACGGTACTCGTGACAAGCGAAAGAACAAACACGAGCCGAGGCCTGGAGGAGTTGCACAGATGCCCGACTGGATCAGCGACGTGGCGCAGGAAGAATGGATCCGGCTATCGTCGGACCTGTTCGAGATCGGACTGATCACAAAAGCAGACGAGGTTGAGTTCGCCGTATACTGCCAGGCGTATGCTGAGTTACAGGAGGCCGAGGCCGCGCTGATCAAGTACGGCAGGACTCAGGTGACCAAGGATGGATTCGAGCGTAAAAGTCCTTGGCTCTCGATTAGAGACGAGGCATGGAAACGATTACACCAGGCAGCCCAGCAGTTTGGGCTAACGCCTTCAAGCAGGACCAAGATAGAAGTACCACAGCAAATGCCAGCAGATGACAAGTCCAGATATATCGCCTGAAATAGAGCATCCAATCATTGCCGGCTATGATCCATATGCTACAAAGGGTGATTGCTGGTTCGATCAAGAGGCAGCAGATCGGGCGATCGGATTCTTTAGGGATTGCCTGACGCACGTCAAGGGTGAGATGTGTGGAAAGCCTTTCGAGCTGGACAACTGGCAGGAGGACATTGTCCGTACAATGTTCGGATGGAAGCGACAAGATGAAACACGCAGATATCGCACAGCATATATCGAGATCCCACGCAAGAATGGAAAATCTACGCTATGCGCCGGACTCGCCCTCTATATGCTCATCAGCGACAACGAGCCAGGAGCCGAGGTTTACTCAGCAGCAGCCGAGCGAGAGCAGGCATCAATTGTCTTTGATATCGCCGCCAATATGGTGGCTAATGAGGCAATCCTCCGAGGATGTACTCAGACATTTAGAAAATCAATAGTCAAGGGTACAAGTAGTTATAAGGTCCTATCGGCAGACGCATATACGAAACACGGCCTTAACGCCTCAGCTATCGTGTTCGATGAGCTTCACGCACAGCCAAATAGGGACCTGTACGACGTTCTCTCTACCAGTACCGGGGCGCGAAAACAACCCTTGACAATTGCCATCACGACGGCCGGCTACGACAGGAATAGTATCTGCTACGAGGTCCACGACTACGCCAGCAAGGTCAGAGATGGGATCATCGAGGACGAGTCATTCCTGCCAGTGATCTACGGCGTGGATGATAAGGCAGATTTCAAAGATCCCAAGATGTGGGAGCAGGCCAATCCTGGGCTGGGTTCAAGCATTAGACGAGATTATCTCGAGATCGAAGCGAAAAAGGCGGCTGAGTTACCGTCCTACGAGAATACATTCCGCAGGCTCCACCTCAACCAATGGACCGAGCAGGCTGTCAGATGGCTGCCTATGGAGAGATGGGACGAGGCCGACGAGTTCGCAGCATTTGGAGATCGACCAGTTTACGCTGGCCTCGATCTCGCAAGTACGACAGACATCGCGGCACTCGTGATGGTAGCCCAGGACGATGACGGCGGATTCGATGTTATGACCAGGTTCTGGATCCCGGCGGAGAATGCCCATAGGCGAGAGCGTACCGATCGGGTCCCGTATGAGGTTTGGATCAGAGAGGGGATCGTCACAGCGACACCTGGAGACGTGATCGACTACGACCAGATCCGAGAGGATATTCTCGAATTGACCAAAGAGGTCAACATCAAGCAGATTGCCGTGGACCGTTGGAATGCTACTCAGATCGTCACGCAGCTGGACGGTGAATTGCCAGCAGGCACGATGGTCATGTTCGGACAAGGATACCGATCGATGAGCGCACCATCCAAGCAACTCGAGGCTCTAGTGATGGGCAGGAAGTTGCACCACAACGGCAATCCAGTGATGCGTTGGATGGCAAGCAACTGCGCGATTGAAACAGATCCCGCCGGGAACATTAAACCGACCAAGAACGAGAAAAAGTCAACAGGCAAAATAGACGGTATTGTCGCGCTAGTTATGGCACTAGCAAGAGCGACGGCCGAGATCGACGATGGAGACAGTGTCTACGAGGACAGAGGGATTATCGCATTATGATATTCGGATTATTCGGCAAAAAAGAAGAACGGGCAACCTTAGCAAATCCAGCCACCTGGCTGACTAACACCCTGACAGGTGGTACGACAGCCAGTGGAATCGCAGTAAACGAGAATACAGCCCTCAACAGTTCGGCAGTCTACGCGGCTGTCAGGCTGTTGAGTGAGGCTGTGGCATCTTTGCCATTGCATACCTATGAACGTCAAGAGGACGGCAAGAGGCGAGCCTCAGAGCATCCTGTTGCCAGTATTCTCTCTCGCCGTCCCAATGACTATATGTCATCCTACTCACTACGCGAGACGCTGATGGGGCATTGTCTCATGTGGGGCAATGGTTACGCTGAGATCGTTCGAGACGGTAGCGGCAATCCCACAGCACTGCTACCAATTACACCGGATCGGATAAGGATCGAGATCGATGATAGTGGGCAGATTGTCTATTCTGTCGATGACCAGATACGACTCTCTGCCGATGATGTCCTGCACGTTGCTGGTCAAGGATTCGATGGCATCCAGGGCCGGTCGATCATTACACTCGCCAGGGAATCGATCGGCGTAGGATTAGCGGCCGAGAGGTTCGGCGGTTCATTCTTCCAGAATGGTGCAAGACTAGGCGGGGTCCTGGAGCATCCAGGCAAGATGAGCAAAGAAGCCAGCGACAGACTCAGAGAATCATGGCGAGCCGCTCATGGTGGAAGCGGTAAAGCCGGCTCTACTGCCTTGCTCGAGGAAGGACTCAAATGGAGCCAATTATCGATCAGCCAGAACGATGCACAGTTCCTCGAGACTCGACGATTCCAGGTCGAAGAGATCGCCAGGTGGTTCGGTATTCCTCAACACCTTCTTGGCTCGATGGAGGGCGCAACTTTCAGCAACATCGAGCATCAACAAATTGAGTTTGTGACGCATACGCTGCGGCCTTGGCTGGTCCGATGGGAGCAAGAGATCAGCCGTAAACTCTTCATGGATGATCAGTTCTATCCAGAGTTTCAAGTCGATGGTCTACTTCGAGGCGATACCAAAACGAGATACGAATCATATCGAATCGCTCGAGAGGCCGGCTGGATGTCAATCAATGAGATCCGCGCACTGGAGAACAGATCAGGCATCGGTACAGAGGGAGATACATATATTCAACCGCTAAACATGGGAACAGTGGCAGAGGAGGCACCAGCCGAGGACGATCGAAGTTGGGCGCAGCCATTGCTAGAGGATGCACTCATGAGAGGCCGGCGAGTCCAGGAGAACAAAGAACGTACAGCACTCAAAAGAAAAGGCGATCACTACGGTGAGTGGCGGTCCTTATGGCGAGAGCAAGAATTGCCCGGCATAATGATCGAGATACTGGCTCCATCAATTGAGGCGATATGCAGATCAGTATCGATGGACTCAAAAGATACAGACATCACGATCCGGGACACTGTGGACCAATGGATCGAATCCGATAAAGACGATACAACATTCGCTAGACAAACCATAAAGGGGATAAGATGAACGAAAAAAGAGCGATAAACTTCGAGGCGGCAGAGTTCCGATTCACTGATGACGATAAAAAGGTGCTAGAAGGGTACGCAAGTGTATTCAATAGCAAGACAGACCTGGGCAGATTCGATGAAGTGATCGAGCCGGGTGCATTCACCAGAGCATTATCAGAAGGCCAGGACGTTCGGGCATTGATCGACCACGACAGTGGTAGGATCATCGGCAGGACCAAGAACGGTACCCTCGAATTGAGAGAAGATACCAGGGGGTTGCATTCTCGCATCACGTTGCCTGATACTCAGGACGGCCGGGATCTATCGACCCTGATCGAGCGTGGTGATCTCGATGCGATGTCGTTTGGTTTTATGGTCAAGGGTGATCGCTGGGAGAAGCAAGAAGGCAGGAACACCAGGCACATAACCGACGTAGATCTTATGGACGTGAGTATTGTGGCCTATCCAGCCTACGCCGACACGACCGTCGCACTGCGATCGATGCCAGAAGAACAACAAGGGGACAATCGCCGGCTGCGGTTCGACCTATTATTAAAAGATTTTAGGCGTAATTCTTGGCAATAAATTGCTGAGTTGTACGTTATAAACTAACAGGGGGAAGTCTTGCGACAGTTTACGCCGACGCGACTCTGGAGCTGACAACCTAACAACCTAGACAGATCTACGCCTATGCGATCTCTGCGCGGTTCAGTGCTATCAGTACAGACCCACAGGGGTCGCATTTTTACTACAAAGGGGGAAGCCAAATGGCTGAACAAACACTAACGGAGTTGAAACAACTCCGAGCAAAGGGCATCAAAGAGATGAGAGAAGTTCTCGACATCGCTGATGCAGAAGGCCGCCCATTAAGCGGCGAAGAGAGACAGAAGTACGACAAGATCGATACAGACGTCGAAGCATACACAGAAACAATCGATCGACGAGAGAAGCAAGCACGATCCGAGAATCTTATCTCGGCAGACGCTGGCGAACCTCGAGTATCACGCCAGGCATCAACGCAGGCGGAGAGATTGGACTCAGAAGAGTATCGCAACGCATTCTACAAGTACATCCGATACGGATCCGGCGCTCTAGTCGGTGACGAAGCTCGTGGTCTGTCCATTGGGACTGACTCGGCTGGCGGATATTTAACAGAAACAGTCCTTGATCGTAAACTTGTCGAGACTCTCGACGAGGCGAATATCATGCGGCAATTATGCACAGTTATCAGCACACAGTCAGACCGCACTATCGCGGTAGAATCTGATGCTGCTGCTGCTGTTTGGATGGCGGAAGAGGCCTCATTCACTGAGGACGATGTTGCATTCACTCAGGTTTCATTATCTGCTTACAAACTCGGTTCGATTCAACAACACGCTCTGGTAGCGTAGGATCCATTATGACGCAAGTTATAATTGCAAATCGTGTGAATTGCTGGGAAATCCCTCAGGGACAATCAGCAGCCAAGCCCGAAAGGGAAGGTTCAACGACTATCCGCAAGGAGTACACCTGTAGTCAGGTGGAAGCGCACGACATCCCACAGGGATGATGATATAGTCTGCTCTGCATGGCAACATGCAGCAGCCCACAGGGGCGGGTCAGTATTAACGACATTGACTGAACAAACAGGATGAAAGTATCAGACGAGTTACTTCAAGATAATGTATTCGATCTCACAAGTTACCTTGCCGCAAACTTCGCGCGCCGCATCGGCAACGCAGAAGAGGCTGCATTCGTAAACGGTGACGGATCGTCGAAGCCTACAGGCGTCACATCCGGGGCAACGGCAGCAGTAACAGCAGCCAGCGCGACGGTATTGACCAGCGACGAATTGATCGACCTCTATCACTCATGTGATCGACAGTATCGATCCAAGGCCAGTTGGCTCATGAGAGACAGCACGATCAAAGAGATCCGAAAGCTCAAAGATGGTGACGATCAGTATATATGGCAACCAGGAATGCAAGCTGGAGAGCCGGATCGTCTATTCGGTAAGCCTGTATTCGCTTCGCCAGATATGCCAGAAACTGCAACAGGTGCTATCTCTGTTGTGTTTGGTGATTTTAGTTACTACACAATCGCAGACCGTGGCTCTCGTTCATTGGTTCGATTGAACGAATTGTACAGTGCTAATGGTCAGGTAGGGTTCCGTATTCATGAACGTGTAGACGGCAAGGTTGTCCTCGCTGAGGCTCTACAGAAGATCACAATGGCATAACGTCATTAGATAGATCAGGTCAAAGGACCAACACCAGCCGGGTCCTAGCGGATCCGGCTGGATTTTAGAGGGGGAATTATGAGTCTTACACAATCAGTGGCTCCAAGCGTAGAGCCTGTTACAACAGCAGCCCAAAAGACGTGGATGAGGGTTGACAGTTCAGACGAGGATACGCTGATCGGATCGCTTGCCTCGGCCGCTCGAGCATACATCGAGATGGCTACGAGCCGGCAGTGCATTACAGCAACCTGGGTACTCAAGATAGACAACTTCCCGGCTGGAGATATTGTGCTGCCAATCTTCCCATTACAAACGATCACGTCGATCAAGTACTACGACAATAACGACGTACAGCAAACTTGGACCTCGAGCCTCTACGATGTAGATACAGCGATGGAGCCTGGACGAGTCAGGCCAGCATCGGGAGAAGATTATCCAAGCGACGTACGAGGAGATACCGACGATATCGAGATCACGTTCGTTGCTGGCGATGGCAATGCTGCCAGCGATGTCCCTGATGGAATCAAGGCGGCAATCAATATCCTGGCTGCGAATTGGTTCGAGAAT